CACGCTCGAAGCATTGCTGACTGTCTTAATTCCAATAGCATTATTTGACGGTACTCCAACGATGTACATGCCCTTCATTGCGTCAACTTCTGCCACGGTCGATACGATGACCAGATAAGTTGACAATGAATTAAGGCGTCTGTAATTTATCTCGCCGTTCGGGACAGACAGTAATATCGTTCCACTGAATCCTGCCGTCTTTATCTCCAAAGCGCTTGCTCGATTGGCGACCGCCGTGATATTGGAATTGGCGGTATTGATGCGGTTGTGCTCTGCCGTGATATTTGAATTAGCGGTATTGATCTTTCCAAGCAATTCGTTGATAGCCGCCATTGCATTTTTAGCAGTGGTCTGCAATGTCGCCGTGCCGACTCTGCCGGATACTGTCGATAATGTGCTCGATACGCTGTTGATCGAATTCTGCAGCTGAGTCTTTGTCGTGTTGATCAGATTTGTCAGCGTCGTATTGACACTGTTGATGGAATTCTGCAGCGCCGTCCTTGCCGACTCCAGTGCTGACGCAGTCGCGATCTCGATATAGTCGACATTGCGCGTCACTGACTCGATTGAGATCCCGTTCAGGTTGACCGTATAAAGCGGGAAGTCCACGAGCGTGTCCCCGTTCGCGATCGAGCCGGTGTTATAGCTCGGAGTCGCAGGATTTGATGCTGCCGGCGTTCCGGTGATGACTGCGAGCTGCATATCTTCGACACCTGTCCCGGCTGCCTTCGTATATCTCGCCACGATCAGGTCGATGCGGAGCATCCCCTGGGATCCATTGGCGATCGCCATTGATTCGGATGTACCTCTCTCGACCTCTGCCGTACATCCTTCAGCTACCAGGAGGCCGTCTGAGATCGTGATCTCATTCGCGGAGACCACTGTCGCGGCAAGTTTGTTTCCGAGATTCGCGATATACGCTCCCGTTCCAAAGATGCCCATATTAACATTTCTGTCCTGCTGAGACGTGATATGCGGCTCAGCTTTGTATCCTGTTATGATTTTCATTCGTTCACCTCACTGGTCAGAGTCATGGTGACTGGAGTGTGCTCTATCTCTATGTCTGACGACAGCTTGTATTCAATCTTAATCAAACCGTCCTCAAACTTAATGAGCTTTGTCGTGATCGGCGCCGTAACCGTGTAGCCTGTGATATAGTCACGCGCTCCCACGATGTCGCCGACTGCGACTTCGCGCTCAGATTCCAGATTGATGCTGAACTCATTGAGATTGATCTCATTCTTGAGCTGATCAATTCCGGACTGGATCAGGTCATCCCTGGAAGCTCCGGCATAGTCGTACACTTCCGCGATCTCATTCTCGCCGTAAAATGTCTGCGTCTGGGAGATCACCCCATTGCCATCGACATACAGATGCACGACGGTCCTGTTCTTCAGCTCTCCTGAACCGAGACAGACCAGGTGATTGATCCCCGTCCTGTCGATGGTCATCGAATAGTCAGCGCTCATGTCTGAGCTGTATTCAATCTCGCTGGAGTAGTCCACGATCGGGACCGCGGACACGACGACCTTCCGCTGGATCTGGTCGTATTCGATCTGCATCTTGTAGCCGACAGATTTGAGCATGGCCTTGAGGCCGTCGTACAAGGTCACGTATCTGTTGTATTGATATGTGACCGTTATTCCTGTCGATTCGTTCGACCCGACAAAAAGCCCCGGGAATGCCGCGCTCACTCTCGCGCCGAGGATCGCGTTCAACTCTCCTGAGTCTGTAGCGTAGTCCTGTCCGGATGGCGGCGAGATGATCTTGCGCTGCAGCATTCCGCGCCAGGTCAGACCGCCCACGGCCACAGAGTTGTTCTTCGTGTCTGATTCCAGACGCTTAAAGAGCCCGCCGTATTCCGTTCCGGGGATGTATACCCTAGAATCGTTTGCGACGGACTCCCACTCTGCTCTCGGACATGTGACCAGGAAGCTGTTCTCCTCATCGCCGATTTCGAAGTCATATTCTGAAAAAAGCATGCACCGGAGTTCTGTTCCGTCCGGTGCCGCTACAATAATATCGTTCATAGAATCTCCTCAAACTCCGGTTCGGCCTGCTCCCTGTAGATCGTCAGGTCCGCGCCGTAAGCTGAATTCCATACGATGTCAAGGTTACCTGCCGGGAGCTTCTCAAAGATGCTGTCCGTCTTGTTCCGGAAATCGAAGATGTTCGTCTTCTGCCCGCCGGCGCCGTACATCATGATGGTCCTCTGCTTCGAGTCGATGATCACGTAAGCTCCTGCGGGGATGGTCGTGTAAAGGATATATGGATATCCATTGACCACGATCCTGGGGTTGACCGCCTCTCCGTAGATTACCAGCTTGAATTCCGACGTAAATGGCGATTCGGAATATACGATCTTCTCGCCCATTGCGGGAGCTGCGTAATCGTAGTTGTAATCGTACATATAATCCAGATACGATCCAGAGATCTCAGCGGCTGCGGACAGCACTACCTTCTCCTCTTTTATCCAGAACGGATACGGAGCATATATCTGTATAGTGTTGCTGAGCCATCTCCAGAAGCTGAGATTCTCGACCGCCGATCCGTTGATGAAGCAGTCGATGTAATAATCTCCCCAGATGATCCGTCCGGGAGTCATCCGTCGCATATCGTTCTCAAAATCTGCATGCAGCGCCTGAATCGTCCGCTTCAGGTCCGGCTGATTCTTTCCGAAGATCAGCTCTGCTTCATACTGTCCTGCGTCCCTGGAGAAACTGGACACGCGCATGCCGTACTGCCTTTTCGCGCCTTCAGCCTTCCATGCCCAGTCGTAGTAGCTTGCTACCCTGTGTATGATGTCCTTAGTCGTGAGATCGTACACGTTCCCGGAAGAGGCGATGTATTTGATTTGCGTCTTCATAATGCACCCGCCTCTCTCAGGATCCGTCCGAATTCCCTGCTGCCGATCTGCAGTTTCATGTCACTGTTCGCCAAAGCGGAAGAGACCGCGTTATAGATCACTCCTGCCAGCTTGCCGTAGTCTTTCGATTCAGCATTTGCCACGGCCTCAGCAAAAGGTTTCACACGTTCGCCGGACAGCGGAATGACCGCCTCAGGTCCCGCCTCACCGACACCGATGATCTTCGGGTCATCGAATATACCGCCCTTGGCGTACCATTCAACCCCAAAACTCGGCATGTGGCCTTTTCCGCCAACGCCGTATGGGAATTCGCCGCCTTCTACTGTGAAATGAGGCAGGCTGATGTTGTCCAGAATCCTGCCGACGTTGATCGGGAAAAATCCTTTGATCTTGCCGATGATTTCGTCGACCTTTTCCTTTGCCTTCTGAATCGGATCAATGATCGAATTCTTAATATCCTCAAAAGTACTCTTGACACTAGATATAACGGAGCTGATCCCGGTGATCACTTCTTTAACCTTGCTTACCGCAGAGTCGACTTTCTCTCTTGCTGTCTGTATATGGTCCGATATCGTGCTCTTGATCGTGTTGAACGTACTCTTAACGCTTGAGATGACAGAGCTTATTCCTGTGATCACGATCTTGATCGTTCCGACCGCAGTCTTAATGATCGTTGCGATCGCCGGCCAGATCAGCTGGATGATACCCTTCACAGCGTTCATGACCGTTTTCATCTGGTTCTGGATCCAGATCCATGTCGGAACGACGACCTGTTGGATAATCGTCATAACCGCCTGGATGATGGCCTGTATATCCGGCCAGATGTCCTGGATCAGTTTCTGGATCTCCGGCATGACTGCATTGAACACGCCTCCGATGTCTGTCACTGCGTTCAGCACAGATGTCTTAATGTTCTCGATCACGGGAGCGAGCACAGTCATCACCTGGTCAACGATCGGAGCGATGTACGTGTTGTAATACTCGCCAGCCATCGCCATGAACTCGCTGACCGTATCGCTCGCCGACTGGATCGCCGGGATGACGATATTGGTAAGCCCTTCAGAAGCGATGTTCACGAGCGGCTCAAATGCTTCTGCCGTAGCCAGCTTTACATTCTTCCATGCAAGGTCCATCTTCTCGGAAGCCGTCAGCGTGGACTCGTAAACACTGTCGAGAGCTCCGGAAGAGTCCTCAATAGCTGCATACATGTCCTCGAAGGACAGCTGCCCTTTTTGTGCTGCGTCGAACATTGCAATGCCTGATTTGGCACCGAACAGCTCGATAGCGTCCGCACTCGTCAGCGATCCGTCCTGAACTCCTTGGACAAATTCCGCGAATCCGTCCTTCGCGCTCTTGCCTTCCTTCGCCCAGTTCTGTACGCCCTTCTTCATGCCGGCAAGTATGCCAGATGTATCCGCGCCGGACTTCTCAAACTGCGCCAGCATCGCGATCGCTTCGTCTGTGCTGAATCCCAGCTCCTTGAAGCTCGCCGCGTTCTGGTTAACTGACTGCGCCAGACGTGCGACGTCAATCCCTGACTGCTGGCCTGCCACGGTCAGCTTGTCGAGCACGTCCGCATACTCACTGGCGTCGATGCCCGCGTTGTTCATCATCTTCGCGACGTCCTGTACGGCCTTTGTCGCGTCCTGTCCGGTGACTTTGGCGTACTTCATGGCAGACTCCGAAGCGGACTCCAAAGCCTCTCCATTCAGGCCGAAGCGTGTATTAAGTTCACCTACTGCAGAGCCGATGTCGCCGAAGTCTCCGACTACGCTCTTGGCCACGTCCTTGTATACGCCCTTGAGCTGCTCTGCTGCCTCTCCCGTCGCTCCTGTCGCGATGATCAGGTTGTTCGTGCCCTGCTGGACTTCCTCAAAAGCTCCGAAGCCCGCCTTGCCGATACCGACAAGTGCAGCTCCTATCGCTGCAGGTACTGCGAATTTACTGAGCATTGCGCTCAAATTCGTATTGAACAGCCCGCCAGCTTTGTTACCAGCGTCGCTCACGCCTTCGCTCAGCGGATTGACCACGGAGTCGATGACTTCATTCGATGTGCCGTCTGATTTCGGAATGATGGTCACATATGCCCGTGCGACCTCTTGTCCTCCACCCTGCGCCATTTAATCATCACCCCCATTCCACCAATCCCAGAACTCGCTGATCGGGATAGCTCCGCTGCCGATCTTGCGTTTCTGTTTAGGTCTTGGGTATTGCTTCGCCTTGTGCCCCTTCTTAGTGTTCGCTGATACGAATACATCAAAGAGGTCCGCAAGGATCATATTCGTCTTCTTAGTCGTGGACCACTCGCCCACCTCGTCCTGTGGATCCATCGCCTGTCTGAGCTGTGAATCCATCGGGAGATAGTTGATAAAAGATAAAAGGGCGACCATTCCAGCCGCCCCCATATCAATGTATTCCGATAACGTCCGCCCTGTCCTCGTCATCAGGTCGTATTCCAGTGGCCTGTCATACTCATCGATTGTCTGGACAAGGCTCAGGATTCCCCCACGGAAGCGCCTGCCTTCGCTGACTCTTCCACCCATGCCTGGAGGATACCTGAGATCACTCCGACAGGGAGCTCGTCCACAACATCTCCCATGTACTTCCGCAGCATCTCGACCTGAATCGCAAGGCTGTCTTCCGTTTTGGAAGCCTTCTGTATCTTGTTCAGTACTCCGAAAGGCA